AAAAGTTTTCTCAATTAACCGCTATCTCTAATGTTGGAGATACACCAGCAAATGTTATATTTGGAATTTCCAACACAGCAAGCGGAACATCAAACACTATATCACTGTTATCATTAACAACACATCTTGATTCAACATTTGCTACTGACATTGCTTCATTGGCAAACGTAGGCGCAGGACTTATTACGGTAACATCAGCCTACCAAGCAAATACTGGTGCGGCCGCTTTAGCTGGACAAGCCAACGTTGGGGCTGCTAGAATTGTTGATGTGGCATTAGGTCAAGCTAACGTTGGTGCTGGTATCATTACGGTAACATCAGCCTACCAAGCAAATACTGGTGCAGCCGCTTTAGCTGGTCAAGCAAACGTAGGTGCTGGTTTAATTGCGACAGCAAATGCATCACAAGCTAACGTAGGCGCAGGTAGAATTGCGGATGTTGCTTCTGGTCAAGCTAACGTAGGTGCCGCTGTCATATCAATAACAACAGCATATCAAGCAAACGTTGGAGTTGCTATTGCCTCTGGTCAAGCAAATGTAGGATCAAGTTTAATTCCATTAACAAATAATATTAACAATGCATTCAATCAAGCTAACAATGCATACACAGCCGCTAATACTGCATTGAATATATCACAAAATATTCAAATACAAGATTACACATTGCAGTTGACGGATCGTGGAAAACATATCTATAGTACCAATACACAAGTTCAAACAATTACCATTCCAAACTCTGGCGTTGTTGCATGGCCAACGGGCACAGTAATTGATATTGTTCTTAACGGCAGCGGTATGATTAATGTTGCTACATCAAATGATGTTACGCTTTATGTTGCTAACAACTCTACCGTAAAAGGATATGCAAATGTGTATCCTCGTGGATGGGCAACACTACTAAATGTTGGCGCAAATAATTGGTTCATCAAAGGGCAGGGCGTAGATTGAAAACTAATGAAAATCTATCCAACATCTTTGGAGTTCAACCACTAGCAGAAGACGAATCTTCTATAGTTGAAATTGTTCCAACAGATGTGGATTCGGATTTTGAATTCGCAAGAAACAATATTCGGGAATTAGCTGAAAAAGGTAGAGTTGCTGTAGATAATATTCTTATGGTAGCAAAAGCAACGGATCATCCAAGGGCATATGAAGTTGCAGCCACACTAATTAAAAATATGTCTGACATTAATAAAGATTTACTTGAGTTGCAAAAAAGAAAAAGAGATTTGTCACCAGTTAAAGAACAGACCGTAGTAAATGTAGACAAAGCTGTATTCGTAGGCTCAACAAGAGATTTAATTAAACAAATTAAACAAGTAGGATAAAATGGAACAATTAATTCAACAACTAAAAGTAATCTTGGGTACCAATTTTGCTCTGTATCTAAAATCACATGGCTTCCATTGGAATATTGAGGGTGCTAATTTTCCACAATACCACGATTTCCTCAATGGATTCTACACCGAAGTTTTCAATCAAAACGACCCTATTGCGGAACACATCCGTCAATTAGATAGTTATGCTCCAGGATCATTAGAAAGAATGTTGGAATTAGCTGACTTGGAAGAATCACAAAACATTCCTATGGCACTTGCTATGATGACAGAATTGAAACGTGATAACGATAGATTTATTATACATCTCCGTGCTGGTATTGTTGCAGCCGAACAAGCCGATGAGCCAGCAATCGGTAACTTCTTGCAAGACCTTTTGGGTGCTCACCAAAAGAAAGCATGGATGTTAAGAAGCATCATTAAGTAATGTCAATCGGTGGTTATTTAGGTAATCCAAAGTTAAAGCGGGCTGGTGTACAAGTTGAGTACACCAATGACCAGCTGATTGAGATTACTCGGTGCATTAAAGATCCAGTCTACTTCATTAAAAATTATGTAAAGATTGTTAACGTAGACTTGGGTCTCATTCCTTTTGATATGTGGGACTTTCAAGTGGAGATGGTTCGTGGTTTCCACAGCCAACGTTTCTCTATTGCTAAGATGCCACGACAGGTTGGTAAAACAACCACAACAGCAGGCTATATGCTTTGGGCAGTTTTGTTTTCGGATGACTACAAGATTGCAATTTTAGCAAATAAAGGCGACTTAGCCCGTGACATTCTTGGTCGTATCAAATACTCATACGAATATCTTCCATTGTGGATGCAACAAGGCATTATGGAATGGAACAAAGGCAACATCGTTCTTGAGAATGGTTCTGAGATTTCCGCTTACGCAACAAACGCATCTGGTGTTCGTGGAGGAACATACAATCTAGTATTCTTGGATGAGTTTGCTTTCGTTCCACAAAACATTGCAGCCGAATTCTTTACTTCTACTTATCCGGTAATCTCATCTGGTAAAACCACAAAAGTTATTATTGTTTCAACGCCTCATGGTTTGAATCAGTTCTACAAGATGTGGACAGATGCAGTTGAACAGCGTTCATTATATGTGCCATTTGAAGTTCATTGGTCTATGGTGCCAGGAAGAGATGCAACCTGGCGTGAAGAAACGATTAGAAACACCAGTGAAGAACAGTTCAGGCAAGAGTTTGAAACCGAGTTCATCGGTTCATCAGCAACATTGATTCCTGGTGCTAAACTGAAGATGCTTGCGTTTAATAATCCAGCAGAAAAAGAAGAATACTTGGACATTTACGAAGCACCAAAACCGGGTCATACTTACATGGCGATTGTGGATTGTGCGGAAGGCGTCGGACTAGACTATTCTGTATGCTCAATTATTGACGTTACCGAAATACCATACAAACATGTAGCTAAGTTTAGAGATAATAAACTATCAGCTTTCATCTTCCCAACATATGTTTATAATCTTGCTAACAGATACAATCGTGCTTGGATATTGGTAGAAACTAATAGCGTTGGGCAACAAGTGGTTGACATTTTACATTATGATTTGGAGTATGAAAACATCTTTCGTATTGAAAGCCATGACATTAAAGGTCAGCACATTGCCAGCGGATTCAAGAAAGGTGCAGCCTATGGTGTCAAAACATCCAAGACAGTCAAAAAGATTGGCTGTTCCAATCTGAAAACTCTGATAGAAACTGACAAACTCACTACTACAGACTTTGACACCATCGCGGAGCTAAATACCTTTGTAAGAGATAAAGATTCTTATAAAGCCGAAGAGGGCAACAATGATGATATTGTGATGACTTTGGTACTTTTTTCATGGTTGACAGCACAAAGTTTCTTCAAGGAAATAACAAATTCCGATGTTAGACAAAGACTTTTGGAAGAACGACACCTTCAAATGGAAGAAGAAATGTTACCAATAGGTATTTTGGATGACGGCTTAGAAGAAGAAAAACATTTTGACGGTGAAGACCTTTGGACGGCAGCAAAGCGCAAGGGTTATCTATCGTCAACTTTATAAAAACATAAATAGATAATACGATTTAGTTCTATAATAAAAAAAAGGAGAACACAAAATGGCTTTCCAATTATCACCAGGAGTTAATATCTCCGAAGTAGATTTGACAACAGTTGTTCCTTCTGTTGCAACTACGATTGGTGGTTTAGCAGGCGCTTTTACATGGGGTCCAGCTAATGAAATTACTATCATTAGCAACGAAACGCAACTTGTAGATAGATTCGGCAAACCAGATGCTAATACATTCCAAACATTCTTTACCGCAGCCAACTTCTTGTCATATGGAAGCGACTTGAGAATTGTACGTTCTGTTGGAGCAGGTGCTAAAAATGCAACAGCAAATTCATCAGCTACAACTGTATTGATTGAAAACGAAACAGACTACGAACAAAACCATTCTTCAAACGGCACATCAGCATTCCACGCTAAATGGGCAGGTGCTGTTGGTAACTCAATAAGAGTTGAAATGGCAGACAGTTCTTCATACACTGGTTGGACTTCATACAAAGCAGAATTTGATTCTGCGCCAGCAACTTCTACATATGCATCTCAACGTGGCGCATCAAATGATGAATTGCACATTATTGTCATTGATGTGACAGGTAGAATTTCTGGTACAGCTAATACAGTTATTGAAAAATGGGGCTATGTTTCTAAGGCAAGCGATGCTAAGAATTCCGACGGAACAAGCAATTATTATAAAGATGTTTTAAACTCTAGATCCAAATATGTTTGGTGGGCAGGTCATCTAGCCGCAAACTGGGGTACGGCTGGTGCAGTTTCATATACCACATTTGCAACTGCTTATGCTTCAACTTTTGCCGGTGGTGTTGACGATACTCCTGTAGCAGCCAATACAAATACCGCGTATGCTAAGTTTGCAAATCCTGATGCGGTAGATGTTTCTCTATTGATGGCCGGGGCTACAAGCGGAACAACAATTCCAAACTACTTGATTGCTCTTGCTGAAACACGTAAAGATTGTATGGTATTTGTTTCGCCTGAACAAGATGATGTTGTAAACAATTCTGGTTCAGAATCTACAACAGTAATTACCACAGCAGGAACATATACCAAGTCTTCATACGCAGTTATGGATTCCGGCTACAAGTATCAATACGACAAGTACAATGACGTATATCGTTGGGTACCATTGAACGGCGATATTGCTGGTCTATGTGTTCGTACAGACAATGAACGTGATCCATGGTTCTCACCAGCTGGTCTAAATCGTGGTGTTATCAAGAACGTTGTTAGACTTGCTTGGAACCCAACCAAAGCTGAACGTGATGAATTGTACAAAGCTGGTGTAAATTCAGTTGTTACATTCCCAGGTGAAGGCACAATACTATACGGAGACAAAACTCTATTGAATCGCCCAAGCGCATTTGATAGAATCAATGTTCGCCGCTTGTTTATCGTTCTAGAAAAGTCTATTGCTAAAGCGGCCCGTTCTTCATTGTTTGAATTCAATGATGAATTTACAAGAGCCGCTTTTGTTAATATTGTAGAACCCTTCTTGCGTGATGTACAAGGTCGCCGCGGCATCTATGATTACCGTGTTGTTGCTGATACTACAAATAATACAGCAGAAGTTATTGACCAAAATCAATTTGTTGGCGATATTTACATCAAACCCGCTCGTTCTATCAATTTCATTCAATTGAATTTCACCGCTGTTCGCACTGGTGTAGCATTTGAAGAAATTGTTGGAAGAGTTTAATAAATAGAGAGATAGGAGAAACTTAAATGGCATTTAACATTAACGAATTCCGCTCTCAGATGCAGGGAGATGGAGCACGCCCAAATTTATTTGAGGTAACGCTTCCATTCCCAGCATTCTCATTGCCAGGAACTGCACAAACTAAATTAAGTTTTATGTGCAAAACTGCTCAACTACCTGGTTCAACAATAGGTACTGTGCCAGTTCAATACTTTGGTCGTGAATTAAAGTTTGCGGGAAATAGATCCTTTCAAGATTGGTCTATTACAATTATCAATGACGAAGATTTTGTCATTCGTAATGCATTTGAACGTTGGATGAATGGCATTAACAGCCACAATCTAAACGTTCGTAATCCAGCGGCTGCTACTCAACTAGGCTATACAACAGACGGAGAAGTTCGTCAGTATGGTAAAGCTGGTTCTATTTTGAAGAAGTATAAGTTCATTGGTGTATTCCCAACCGACCTTTCATCAATTGATGTTGACTGGAGTGCTAATGATACAATTGAAGAATTTACTGTAAATCTTACCTATCAATGGTGGGAATCAGTAGAGGACCTAGTAGTCTAAGTAAGGGGGGAGCCCAGGCTCTCCTCTTTTTTATAATGTAAAGGAAAATCAAAGTGGCTATAAAACTATTCGGCTTCACAATCGGTGAAAAAGATATTGTTCAGAAGGAAAATCCTGAACAGGCTTCGTTCGCCCTTCCGACGGAAGCATTGGATGATGGCGCAGTTACGATTACCCAAAATGCCCACTATGGTACATATGTTGACTTAGAAGGCGCAGTTCGCAACGAACTAGAATTAATTACTCGCTATCGTGAAATGTCCAATCACCCAGAGTGTGATATGGCAATTACTGAGATTGTAGATGAAGCAATCAGTCACGATGATAAAGGTAAAGTTGTTGATATTGTCCTTGACGATTTGAAACAACCAGAATCAATTAAGAAAAAAATCAGAGAAGAATTTGATAATGTTTTATCAATGTTAAACTTCTCAAACTTAGCAGATGATATCTTCCGTCGTTGGTATATTGATGGAAGAATTTATTTCCATGTTATCGTAAACGAATCTAATCCTAAAGAAGGTATTCAAGAGTTACGATACATTGATCCACGCAAGATTCGCAAAGTGCGTGAAGTGCAAAAGGGTCGTGATTTAAAAACTGGTGCAGACATTATCAAATCAATGGCTGAATATTATGTCTACAACGACAAAGGCACTACAGCACAAAATTATACAGCAAGCGTTAATTCTGGACTAAGAATTGCACCAGATGCAATTGTAAATGTTAATTCTGGAATGATGGATGCAAAGAACACATTCGTTATTTCGTATCTACACAAAGCAATCAAGCCACTCAATCAGTTACGTATGATTGAAGATGCGATTGTTATCTATCGTGTTTCAAGAGCACCAGAGCGCAGAGTATTTTACATTGACGTAGGTAATTTACCAAAAGGTAAAGCTGAACAATACTTGCGTGATGTTATGGTTAAGTATAAGAACAAAGTTGTTTATGATGCTAACACAGGCGAATTGCGTGATGACCGCAAACACATGTCAATGCTTGAAGACTTTTGGTTACCTCGCCGCGAAGGCGGTAAAGGTACAGAGATTACTACATTGCCTGCTGGTCAAAATCTTGGTCAAATGGAAGATGTACAATACTTTCAAAAGAAACTATTACAATCATTGAATGTTCCATATTCAAGACTTGAGCCACAAGGCGGTGGTATGGTTGGGCTTGGTAGAACAACCGAAGTTACCCGTGATGAATTAAAGTTTAATAAGTTTGTTGTTAAACTACGCAACAAATTTTCTCAAATATTTGACCACGCACTTAAGATACAACTATCACTAAAAGGTATTTGTTCACAGGAAGAATGGGAAACATTTAGAGAAGATGTTTTCTATGACTATAGAAAAGATAATAACTTCACAGAATTGCGTGATGCCGAATTGCTATCACAAAGATTACAAACACTTGGACAAATTGATCCATATGTTGGTCGTTACTACTCACAAGAGTGGGTAAAGAAAAATGTATTGCATTTGACTGATGATGAAGTAGAAGAAATGCAAAAGCAAATTGATTCAGAACCTGAAAAACAACAACTTGGTCCAGATGGTCAACCAATGCAACAAGATATGCAACAACCAGACCAAGCTACACCAGAACAATTTCCACCAGAAGATAATGTGACAGAAACAGGCTCAGAAGAATCTTCAACACCAGAATTAGACAGTGTTGTAAAGAGATTCGGAAGAGTTATAAATAGGTAATAAAGGAGTAATTATGGACACAAGACAATTTATAGATTTGCTTGGCGCTGGTGAAAGTGCCGAAGCTAAGAGTGCTTTAGAAGAATTGATTTCTGCAAAAGCATTTGAAGCATTAGACGCAAAGAAACAAGAAATTGGTTCAACACTATTTAATGGTAGAGAACAAGAAGTAGAAACGCAAGAAGAACAATGAAATCTTTACAAGAATTTAAAACTGTCGTTGAAGAAGAAAAGCAAGACTTTACAAAGTTTGATGCACTCGTTCGTGCAGGTTTGGCTAACAAAGCACAACTTCAAAGACTACACCAAATTCTTGGTAAAATGTCAGAGGAGAAGCCAAACTTTTCTCCAGCTGACCGTGCTATCATTCAAAACATGTTTACTAAAATGGTAGATATGATTACGAATAATCCACAGATGTATCGCACTGCACGTAAAGTAGTATCAGAAGGTTTGTTGGACACAGCAGATTTCAAACTTGATGTTACAGGTAGAAAAGTAAAAGCACACAGAGTTAAAGTTGGTGATGCTTTGAATACATTACCAGCAGATAACATTAAAGAAGAAATAGAAATGATTGGTGAGGATCTTCGGAATGAGCCTCCATTTGTATTGCTTCTAAAAAGAACAGCGGTGCGTTTGTATCCTGGTAATGTTAGAG